AATCCTCAAACTGCTAACAACTAATAGAATAATAAAATGCCTGTTACACAATCAAAACTCCAAGCTGACTACGCCAACAACGGTAATCCCGCTGATGGCATCGAAGCTGCCGGACGTGTTCGCTTCCTCAATGACTCCATCACCTTCGTGGGTGATGAGGGTTCCGCTGACGTGATCACCCTCCTCGGCAACATTCCTGCTGGTGCTCTCGTTGATCCTGCCAAAAGCTCGATCATTGGGCCTGCGCTCTCTGGTGTCACTCTTGACATTGGAACCACTGCTGATCCTGATGGATACGGCAATGGCGTATCGGTAAGCTCCGCTGGGACTCGCTACTTCGACACTGATGGCCATGAGCTTATCAAGGTCGCCGCTGAAGCTGATCTCAAGGTCACCGTTGCCGGTGGATCTCCTACCGCTGGCACTCAGCGCGTAAGCATCGCCTACTACGTTCGCTAAATCATTCCTCGTTGGGATAACCAAGGGGGCGGGTAGTCTAGGCTTCCGTCCCCCTTTTTACTTTAAGACATATGCAGACAAGAACTCAAATCGCAAACAACGCCCTATCCTACCTGTCAGCTGGCTCCATCGTGAACTTGAACGATGACGATGCCAAGGCGCGCGCAATCAATGGGATCTTTGATCAGGCAGCGAAAGAGGTCATTCGGACACATCGCTGGTCTTGCTGCATCGGACGCGCTAAACTCAGCAAGCTCGCTGATGACCCGCTCCAGAATGGGAACTTCGGCTACAGTGGAGCCTTTCAACTCCCAGCAGACTGCCTTCGCATCCTCGACATCAATGGTGAACCGTGGAGCGAGAAGGCTGAATTCTTTGACCTGAATGGTCGCCAACTACTTTCAGACCTCGGTGAGATCTACCTCCGCTATGTGAGGTGGGAGGATGACGTGTCGCAGTGGGATACCCTGCTTGCTGACGTTGTATCAGTAAAGATCGCCATGAAGGTGGCTAGGCAGATAACCACAGACGGCATCTCTGCCGAAGACTTGGAGAGACTCTACCGTAGAAGGCTTGAGGACGCTCGCACTGTTGATGCCATGGAGGTGGGCAGTGGAGAGAATAGCCCTATCGAGCGCCTGCTTTCAAGATCCCCACTGACTAAGGTGGGCTGGTCAACCAGATTTAGAAGAGGACAGTATCTTAGCCTGAATACATGCACCTCAATCCCCGCCCCCGACGATGGTCTCGAAGGATGGTCTCAAGGCTCAGACGAATGGTAATATGAAGATTCACAAAGTTCTCGCTCTCCCTCCCTCTCTTGAGGAGGATTCAATCTATTTCGTGAAGAACGGAACAGGTGCTGATCTATACATCGTCTCCAATGAGGGTGATGCTATCAAGGCCTCTAGCGGTGTGGACTACGGTCTGACGCTCGGAGAGAGCACCACGACAGCATATCAAGGAGATCGCGGTAAATACGCCTACGATCACGCTCAAAGCCCTCACGTTGAGAATAAGACTGATATTGGATTAGGTCATGTAAACAACACTAGCGACCTCGACAAGCCAATCTCTACAGCGACACAGGCAGCCCTTGATACCAAGACTGAGCCTCTCACGATTTCAGAGACTGCTCCGCTGTCACCCGATGATGGTGATCTCTGGTTCAATAGCTCTCTAGGACAACTCTATACTTATTATCTAGATGGCAGCTCAGGCCAGTGGGTGAGCGTTAGTGGTGGCGGTGTCCCTGTCTCCACCTCCAAGACTGGATGGATGGACTACAACGACGCGAGCGGATCATTCTCCATCTCAGCAGATACATGGACCGATATCCCCAATGATGGAGCGGGAGCCTTCACCAATAAAGGTTACAAGCCTCAGTCAGTCTCCGAGGTGCTTGACACTTCTACAGGATACTTGGATTTCACGGATCTGCCACTGGGTAGCGAGATCGCGCTTCGTAATGACATCACCGTCACCCCTAACACAAACAACGCTCTGCTTGAGATGCGCTATGTCCTCGGTGGAGGCGCTGGCGAATATGCGTTGAACTTCTTAGCGGAGCGCCTCGATAGCGGCTCAGGGATCGCCTATCAGCGCGTGACAACCTTCCCGATCTACATGGGAGACACAAACACCAAGAACAACCCCGGCAAGCTGCAGATTCGCCTATCAACGCCGGGAACAGTTCAGAATGCTGGCGTTTACGCGTCCATCCAACTATTTTAATCATGTCAGTCAAAATCTATCGTCACAGTGGCGCTCATGCAATCTTCATCGAGGACGCTAATGGTGTCCAGTTCCTCAATAGCCTGCAAGCCAGCGTGGACAACGGGACTTGTAGCATCACTGATCTCGCCAAGAATATTGAACTGGTCTCTGAGACCGCCTTTGGTGACTTCGTAGACGAGAATGATGCGACATACGGAGCCACCCCCGTCGAGGTTTGTGATGCTCTCAATGCCATGTTTCAGAATACCGGCACTCCCACATCCTCCCTGCCTGTGATCACAAGCCCCCTCACCATCTCTCTAGTTGAGGGCGAGAGCATTAACTACGAGCTTACCGCGACACACGGGGTATCCTACGAGTGGGATCTATCGAATGTCAGCGGGGTTAATACCGTGCAGGAGAATCCCCGAAAGATCATCGGAGGCTCTAGCCTTTCGGTTGGGACATACAATATCCCAGTGAAGGCGATCAACTACAACGGTGAGGATAGCGAGACTATCGTCCTCACGGTGTCCACTCCTCCATTCGCTAACACTAAGAGCGTTCAGTTCGATAATCAGGATTACGCTGGGGCGAATGCTGCGCTGCTGGATTCCACCTTGGGGCGTGCCAGTAATGGCAGTGGATCGGGTGATGCTTGGACTATTTCCCTCTTCATCAAGCCCACAAACTCGAACAACGGTCGCGTTGTCTTCTACTACGGCAGCAATGACACCGCCAACGGGGGATATGTTGAGCTGAGGTTGACCAATGCAAACAAGCTGCGCCTCAACTATGGCAGCAATAACAATCACATTAGACTCCAGACCGCCTCGGCCCTAACCGATAACGTCTGGCAGCAAGTTGTCATCACTTACGATGGAGGGACAACGGGAGCAGGCAGCGGATCACTTAGCAGCTACTACGGGCGCTTTGAGATTTTCGTGGACTCCGTTTCTCAGACCACCAGCAACAGCCATTCAAATTACGGTTACACGGGGTCGATCAGCGGCCAGAACCTGCGCCTCGGCAAGCTGGTTTCAGGTAACACCCTGAAGGGTGAGAAGATTGATGAGTTCGCCATCTGGGATAGTGACGAGACGACAAATATCTCCAGCATCTACAACAGTGGAACACCATTTGACCTCTCGACTCTCACCAATCCACCGACTCACTGGTGGAGAATGGGGGATGGCGACACATACCCCACTCTCACAGATAGCGGATCATCCGCAAACTGTCATTTCGTGATGTATAACATGACCGCAGCCAACATCGTCAGCGACATCCCAACCTAATCAATATCATGGCAATCAACTTCCCATCAGCACCAAATCAGGGCGACTCTCACACCGAGGGGTCAGTCACGTGGATCTACAACGGCTCCGCGTGGGATGCCTTTTATCAGCCCACGGCAAAGGATCAAGTTGGTCTCGGAAACGTAGACAACACAAGCGACGAGGATAAGCCTGTATCAACAGCGCAACAAGCAGCACTCGACGCGCTCACCAAGGATGATGTCGGGCTGGATAACGTGGATAACACTAGCGACATGAACAAGCCGGTGTCTACTGCCCAGCAGGCCGCTATCGACGCAGCAGGTGGCTCAAGCTTCGACCAGGATCTCAACACCACAGACTCACCGACGTTCAACGTCCTCACCACTACCGACACCATCGCAACGGATGTCTATGCTGTGGATATTGGAGCAACAGGCACGGTGACTGCTGGTGGCTTCGTTGGAACTCCTCAGACGCTCACAGATGCCGCGACTATCACATATGACCTTGCTAGCGGCCACAACGCCAAGGTGACGATCACGGCTGACAGGACACTCGCTCTACCCACTAACCTCGCTGAGGGCGCTTCAGGAGTGCTCACAATCACACAGGATGGAACAGGTGGTCACGCTCTCACCCTAGCCTCTGGTTGGTTCGTCTCTGCTGGTGCTCTGTCTGACATCTCAGCCCTTGGAGCTAGCGAGCAGGCCCAGATCACTTGGTATGCCTACGCATCCAACAAAGTAAACGCAACCGTCCTCCCACTTCAGTAATGCCATTCGCCTTGCCCGGTTTCTTTCGCACGTTGGGATTTGACCCCTCATCCCTTAATCCAGCCATATGGTTTGACATGGACACCTCGATGCTTGCTGCGGGTGACGTAGCGGCAACAGAGGGAGACCTAGTGGCCACCTTGGAGAATAAGGTGAGTGGTGGGCCTGATGCAACACAGACGGTATCCAGCGAGCAAGCTGTCGCGAAGATCCCCACAGACGGAAACCAGCCGTATCTCTTGATGGA